CAAGAACTATTGGAGAGAGAACGTGCCAGCAGCAACTAGAATTGGAGATGCAGATGTGGCTCATTGTTCTGGTATGACTAGAGCAGAGGGTTCACCAAATGTATTCGTAAATGATATCGCATGGTCAAGACAAGGTGACAACAATACATCTCATCTTCTGCCCGGCGTACCGTGCCCCTCACATGCAGCACCTATTACAACAGGTTCTAGTAGTGTGTTTGTGAATGGCAAAGGTGCGGGAAGAATTGGTGATGCCATAACTGGTTGCACATCTGTTGCAGCCGGAAGTTCTAACGTATTTTGTGGACCGTAGGAGTAGATAATGGTAGACTTTTCAAATCCTAATCTATGCGGCGCAAGTCCTCAGATGAACGATGTGTTTGCGAAACTGGAAGCAGCAGCCGATGAGATTGAAGCAAAGATAGATGAGGCAGCATCAACTGCTGCATCTGCGTTTCAAGCTGCACAAGATGAAATCAATAATGCAGTCAATCAGTTACAGACAATTGAGATACCAGAACTGCCAAAACTAAATCTTCAAGCAGAGATAAAAGACCTTACAACATTAACCGAGGGAACCCCCCAGTACGCTGCTGCGCTGGCAAACATCACAACAGAATTTGAATCTACTCTAACCAAAGCAGGATTTGAATTAGGGACTCTTATTAAGGATGCAACATCTACTGCTGCATCAGGTGGTAATATTTGTGGTGTTATTCCTAACTTTGAGAAAGAGGCAGGGTCACTTGAGGATGCAACACAAAAAGCAGAGGAAGTTTTACAGGCAGCAGTTGCACCATTAACTGAAACTGTATCCACTGTGACACAGAATGCAGATATCACAACGCAAACAGAGGAAATAGAAGTTGATGTAGCTGCAACACAAACTCCACTGAAGACAGACGCAACACCATTAGAAGAGGATGCCGGTGCGTACTCTATGGTGTCTGAGGAACAGGTCAAAACAATAAGCACGGACACTGGTGAAACAAAAGTGGTGCCTAAAAAGGTGGAGAAACCAGAAGAACGAAAGAATGTTGCACCAAAGTCAAAAGCAGATGGGTTTACTCACAGGATATCTACTAAAACAGAACATTTCTCAGATAAACAAATCACGCTCTCAGCCGGCAACGAGGGAATGACGGAAGTTGTGGTGGAACTTGAAAATGTACCAATCCGTGCAAGCATAAGGATAACACAATATAATTTGTTTGAAACTGAAGTAACCAAATATGAAACAACATCTATTGGTGCTGATGGTAAACCAATACTTGGGTATAGAGAAACGTATGGTATTCATGGTGAGGATATAGTTCAACAAACAGATTTCCACGGTCGTGTTTTGAATAGAAGACGATCCCGCCCCGGCCAGCGACCTGCAAGTGCCTCTGCGAATGGCAATAAACTTACAATCCTAACGCCATACTCAATATTCGAAGACCATCCCGGCGACTTAGAATCAATTATACTTAGGGGGAAGGGGAAAAGATTTAGTTATTTTAAGGGTGGTATGAGAGCACCAAAAGCAATGGGACATAATTACTCAGATAAAAGACTCAACAAAAGATTTAAGGGGAGACTCTTTACGATATCATACAAATATAGAGAGAGTTACGATCCAGAGCCATCAACATGATTATAAAAAGAAAATCTATAGTCACACTAAATATACTTTATTGGATGCCTGATTATCAGGACATTCTGCAAGAGTTTATATGGCAAACACCAGATGTTAAACCAGAGTATCCAAGAGTACACAAGTTTTTGAATTTTTGGCATGAGAACATTGATGCAGTTATATCAGAAGTTCTTTTATGCGACGAGCACAATACATCATACAGGCCAGTGAAGGAGATTTATAATGGCTAAAAGAAAAAAGAGTAGGGCACATCAGGTATCTAAGGGTGAGCGTTCTAACGTGAACAAGAAGGTGTGCAACGCGATGCGTAGTGATATATCAATGTTGCAAAGAACAATTAATCAAAGAGAGGCTTGGATGAAGGGTAAGAATGTTATGGTTACCATTCCTAATCCAAACGACAAAGAAACAAACAAAAGATTCATTCGAGTGAACGCAAAAGACATTTGGGGTTCACCTAAGAAGTATATTATGAAACAAAGTGCGAGTGAGTGAGTATAAATAATACAAAAAGGATTACTCATGGCAACCGAAGACACATATTTGAATACTGGTTATTCTGATGCTCAGTCTAAGAACGTTAATTCGACAAGAGATGCCCAAGTTTTCAGAGATTTGGATTTATTTTTTTCTAAGAAGAGCACATCTGCTGATATATCAAAAGTACAAGGAATTCAAGCAGTCAAACGTGCGGTGAGAAACCTTATTCTTACTAATACCTATGAGAAACCTTTTCATCCAGAGATAGGGTCTGGCATTCGTGAACTTTTGTTTGAACCATTGAGTCCTATCACTGCGTTTGTATTATCACAAAGAGTAGAAGATGTAATAGAAAACTTCGAACCAAGAGCAAGATTAGTAGGTGTGCGGGCCTTACCAGACCTAGACCGCAATTCGTATGAAATAAGTATTGAGTTTTATGTCCAGAATGCTCCTACAGAATTAATTGATACCACAGTTCTATTAGAGAGATTACGATAATGGCAGCAACACCAAAAAGACTTGACGTATCAGAATTAGATTTTGATGACATCAAAGATAACTTAAAAGTATTCCTTAAAGGACAGACCGAGTTTACAGACTACGACTTTGAAGGCTCCGGTATGAACATCCTTTTAGATGTTCTTGCGTATAATACACATTACCTTTCATTTAATGCAAACATGCTTGCAAATGAAATGTTCCTTGATAGTTCAGCATTACGTTCCTCTGTTGTATCACACGCAAAAACATTGGGGTATGTTCCACAATCTGCAAGAGCTGCAACTGCAACCGTGGAAGTTGCCTTAACAACAACTAATGCAACTGCAACAATGTCGGCCGGAACTGTTTTTAATACAACCATTGACGGGAGCTCATTTACTTTTATTAACCCAACAGAGAAAACTGCAACCAACATTGGTAACGCAGTTGTCTTTTCTAATCTTGTTATTTACGAGGGAACTTTTGTAACTTCTAGGTTTACAGTTGATACAAAAGATGTTGAACAAAGATTTTTAATAAATGATAACCGTGCAGACACTCGTACACTTACAGTTAAAGTACAGAACTCATCATCTGACTCTACTACCACCACTTACACACTTGCAGATGACATTGCTGCTGTCACATCTACCAGTAACGTTTATTTCTTGCAAGAGGTTGAGGTTGGAAAGTTTGAAGTATATTTTGGCGATGGTGTCCTTGGTAAAGGGTTATCTGACGATAATATTGTCATCTTGCAATACGTAGTATCAAATAAATCGGAGGGTAATGGTGCAACTACATTTACATCTGCTGGTGCGATTGATAGTATTACAGATGTGGGTGTTACAACTATTCAATCTTCCATTGGTGGTTCTGAGCCAGAAAGTATCGAATCAATAAAACTAAATGCACCATTAGATTACTCATCTCAGGGTAGAGCTGTAACTTCAGAGGATTATAAAACACTTGTTAGACAACTTTATGCAAACACACAAGCAGTTGCGGTGTTTGGTGGAGAGAGTGGTTCTTTTGATACAAGTCTGGGTGTGGTTGCGACACCAGAGTATGGTAAAGTTTTTATTAGTATAAAATCCACCACAGGTGAGAACCTAACTGAAACTCAAAAAGAACAGTTGAAGACAGACCTTCAACCTTTCACAGTCGCGTCTATTACTCCTGTCATTGTTGACCCAGAAACTATGTTCTTGATTTTAACATCAAACGTAAATTTTGACTCCAATGCTACAACAAAAGGTAGTGCAACAATAGAATCAAATGTTCGCACCACTATTACAAATTACAATACAGATAATCTAAACACATTCAATGGTTTGTTTAGACACTCTAATCTCGTTGGTTTAATTGACAGCACTGATTCATCTATCACCAGCAATACTCTTAGTGTGTCTCTTGCAAAACTTTTCACACCAGATACTACTCAAGCTAAATCTTATAACCTTTATTATAACAATAGACTTTTAAATCCTCACACTGAACACAACAAAGAATCTGGTGGTATCGTTGCATCCACAGGTTTTGGTATCAGTGGTCAGACAGGGTTGGAGTTCTTCTTTGATGATGATGGTGCAGGCAATCTGAGGATATATAGATTGGTTGGTGGTGTACGAACTTACTTTAATTCCACAGCAGGAACAGTTGATTATGTAAATGGAACTATATCAGTTAACTCTGTTTTCATAAACTCTGTATCTAACGTTGATGGTGCAACTTCTACTCAAATTCGTGTTACTGCAACTCCAAACTCTCTTGATATTATTCCGAAAAGAAATCAACTATTAGAGATTGATTTAGTAAACACTACGGTAACTGCTTCTGTAGATAATGCTGTTGTCGGTAATGACTCTGGTCAGGTGAGTCAAACGACAACATCCTCAGTATCGTCAACATCAGGTTATTAATAATGGCACCCTTTGATGGCAGATATTCACCAGACCTAATCAACAAGGTCAGTACGCAGATTGATGGTCAGCTTCCAGATTTCGTGGCAGATGACCATCCGATATTCTCGACCTTTCTTCAAAGTTATTACAAGTATCTGGAGTCTGGTGAACTTGTTGTATCTGCGACAATTGATAATGTACTTCTTGAACTGGAAACGACAACTCGACTTCTTGATGAAGAAGACAATAGGATTGTTCTTGAGACAGGAACAGGTACAACTGGTAAGTTTATAGTAGGTGAAACGATTACTGGTGCAACCTCTGGCGCAACGGCTGAGGTTCTTGTTGATGATTTGGGTAACACCACAAAACCTAGATTATTCATCACATCTCAACAACAGTTTATCACAGGTGAGACAATCACTGGTGGGACATCTAGTGCGACTGGCACAGTCACTAGTTATCGCGCAAGTCCTGTGCAAAATATTCAACAACTTCTTGCGTATGCGGATGTTGACAATACAATATTTGATTTTCTTGAAGAGTTCCGTAAGTCGTTTATGAATGCCATTCCTAGTAGTCTTGCTACTGGATTGGATAAAAGAAACCTGACTAAAAACATTCGTGAACTTTATCGTAGAAAAGGAACACAAGAAGGTCTAAAACTTTTTATCCGTATCCTTCTAGACCAAGAGTCAGAAATATTTTATCCCAACACTAGGATGATTCGTGCCTCTGGTGGTGATTGGGACAAACCCACAATAATTCGTGTGAGTCCTATCGGTAGTCCTGTTCATGCAGAGTTAGCGGGCCAAACCATTACGGGACAAAGTAGTGGCGCGACGGCTAGAATAGAGTCTGCTACCACATTTGTTGACCCATCAGATGCATCTACCATTGTCGAGTTTTCAGTTACATCAATTGTAGGAACATTTACAAAAGATGAAATAATACAAGGTGTATCTAGTGTTGAGGATGTTCTTTACACATATAACATAAGACAGATTGTAACAAGTTCAACTGTCACTAACGATGGTATTTTATATTCGGTTGCAGATGTGGTTGACGTTGATACCTCAACCAATATTGGTAGTGGTGATGTAACAGCAGTTGTCGGTAATGTTAGTCGAGGTTCAGTCAGTGGTGTTGTTGTCGATGATGGTGGGGCAAATTATGAGATAGGAGACGTTCTCACATTTACCGACAACTCAAATGAGGCAGGACTTGTTACCAGTGCAACTGGTAGAGTACAGATTGTTCATGGTTCTATCATCATGGAGGACGGAGACACCTTACTCCAAGAAAATAATACGAACACAGAGATAGAGTTTTTCAGATTAGTTCAAGAGGATGGCGATGACCTTTTCTTTGAGTCGGGAAACGCTGCGTCATATACAGACGGCATAAACACAGAGGCAGTTCTTGGAGATAGAGTATCATGTGAAGCGGCAATTCAAGAGACACGAGTTGATATCACAAAACGTGACAGTGACGGATTTGTTTTGGAGTCTGGTTCTGGTGATATAACAAAGGTATTTGTGCAAGACGGTGGTAGAGGATACTCTTTACTTCCCACCATTACTGTCACGTCTAAGTTTGGGACAGGAACAAAACTTCTGGCTACTACCAATGATATCGGTAGAGTAGAAGATGTAGATATATCAGTAAATGGATTTGACTATACAGAGTCACCGTTAGGTGAGTTTCGTGCAAACTTTGTTGTTAAGGATGTAACTGGTTCATTTACAGTTGGTGCTGCGCTCACAAGCCATGAAGGAACAGTTCGGTCATTTGATAGTGGAACTCAAGTTCTTGAGGTTTCTATTGAGGACAAAGTTCGTATTGATAGTGAGGGCAATACTGCCGAGGGAATAAGACTAGAGGAGTCTCTAGTCAATCCTGAGTTTGTAGGCTCTAGTGTCATACTAGACAATGATATTGTTTACGGAGAAAATTTAATATTCGAGGATGGTGATAATGCTGTGCTCGATGCGTTTGATGCGGTCACTGATTTCATTCTTCTGGAGGATGACCAAGGTGAACTTATTATGGAGTTCGCAGAGGTTCGTGCATCTCAAATTCTTCTTGAAGAAGGTGATGGCACGTTTGGTGGTATTGGTGCCGCTGGAAGTATATTAACTGAAGATGGTGACTATGTAGTTTTGGAAGATGAAGAAACTGAGTTACCATTCTCCTATGGCACACGCCATGTCAAGTTTGTTCAAGAAAGTTCTGACCCTAATATTAAGTTTGGTGTCGGTGATAATATCATTGTTGATGACCTTGTGTCCGGCGAGAGTTTAGTAACAAATGAGGATAAACTTGTTCTACTAAACGGAATAGATTCCTCTGGAACGGACGATGGCGGTGAGAATGTAATCATTCTAGATGGCACAGATGCAAATGGTACAGACGCGGGTGATCGTTTACAGCAAGACATAGAAGATTTCGATGAGATTGTTCTTGACGGCACTGACTCAAGTAGTCTTCATCAAAACGAAAACGTAATTTTGGAAGAGACTATAGATTTCTCAAACACAACCATCTCTACTTCGGCTGGTAGTGCAACTATTGTAAACGCAGACATTGCAAAAGGCACTTTAGACTTGGGTCTTTCAGCAGAGAGGTTTGGTAGATATCCCGGCATCGAAAGTCTTATCGGTGAAGACCTCATTCGTATTCAAGATTCATATTATTATCAACAGTTTTCATATGAAGTTCAGACAGCCTCTGGTGCTTCATCTTATATTGAACCTCTAAAGAAAGCAGTTCATCCCTCTGGATTTGAGGTATTCAGTAAGGTCAAGACATCTACTGCTGTGTATGCTGGTATCGCAACACCAACGGGTGCATCTCTCGGTGATGAGTACGTTGCTGATACTAATACGTTTAGTCCGATACTTGCATCCACGTTTGAGACATTATTCGATGAGGTTAATCAAACAAGACATAAAGCATTTGGTCTTGCACCAGAACATGTTGAGTTGGAGACTGAAACTGGTGTAGGTGTTATTAGAACTGAAACTGAGTTGGACGGTGTAAAACTTAGTTTGGAGGATGGCACTCTTACAGGTGAGTATGACAAAAGAGTAATTAGAACAATTACAGCGGTGGTTCAGTCAAACCCAAATCGTGTTGGTGATAGTGCAAATGGACTGACTTTTATTAGTAACGTTATACAAGAAAGCACCTTGGGTGACACTCTTGCAATGGAGTTCGGTGCAGCTTTGGGTGTTCAAGGAACTGCTGCTGACATACTTCTTGATAACACAGCAGACATTGGACTTGCAGATGTGGGTGATAGAATACTCCTAGAAACTTCTGAAGATGTTAATAATGGTGAGGGCATAACATTTAGAGATTATGTCATTTTGAGAAATGATACTGTGGTTCAAGAGGATGGTGACAACCTACTACTGGAAACTGGATTTAATCTAAAGATTGAGGACGAAGAGGCAGGGCCACCTGTTGCAAGTGAACTGTCTGTTGCTGATGGACTTAACATTGCTGACGATCATTCTGTGATTAACATCTTGGATGAACAGAGTGACACTGGTTCAATCATGCAAGAGGATGGAACCACAGTTGCCACAACTCACGGAGATGAGTTCTTGTTAGAAGACGCAACTGCTTTGTTACGTGGTGGGAAGCTATCTGTAGAAACTCAGACAATTGCACTTGAGGATGATACATCTATAGGTAGTATGCCCACAGAAAACTTTGGTGGAGACACACGGGTTCCAAGATTTGCTAGGTCTTCTGAAATATTTGTGAGTCAGATTGGTAGACTCGTATACGAAGATGCTCTAGATGGTGGAAATGTTGAAATAATATATGAAGCAAATACAACTGACTTGAGTGGTGTAAATATTAGTGGTGAAAACATTCAGTTAGAGAACGGAACACAAGAATCCATCCTTGACGGAATCTATGGTGATGGACTCTTCCAAGGATTTGATGCAACTGTTGAAGGATTTGATACTACAGCACACACATTTGATATGACAACACCACAATGATTTGTTATAAATAATAGTAAGAAAAGGAATAGAAGATGGCATTTCAATCAATTGGTTTAGGTTCCACTGCTGATGACGGCACCGGCGATACAATTCGTGTGGGTGGTGATAAGATAAATGACAACTTTACAGAGATTTATACTTTACTAGGAACTGGGACAGCATTAACATCTGGTCTTAGTGCGACATCCTCTGTAGTCACTCTTGCTGGGCCATCTATTACAGGCGTTGCGTCATTTGCAGATGGTAGTGCATCTGCTCCATCAATTACAAACACGGGTGATACAAATACTGGTGTATTCTTTAGTGCAGCAGATGAAGTTGCAATCACCACAGGTGGAACACAAAGATTTAAAGTCACTGCTAGTGGTATCGAAATTGCAGACGGTGGTAACATTGGCTCTGCATCAGACACAGACGCCATGTCGATCTCCTCTGGAGGTGTTGTGGCATTTAGTGCTAGTTTACAAGTAAAGAACGGTGCAACCTCTGCCGGTTTTATAGAATTCTTTGAAGACAGTGATAACGGAACAAACAAAGCAACTTTGATTGGCCCTGCGTCAACAGCAGATGTAACTCTTACTTTACCAGCGGTAACCGACACTGTTGCGGTGGTAGGAGATGTTATAGCATTAGGAATCGCTCTAGGGTAATGATATAAATACTCTCAATATGGAGAAAAATAAATGGCTAATACTTTTAAAGTCTTTACAATCGCAAACGTTGCCATAGACAGCGGTACTTTTAGCACGATATATACCGTTGCTGGTTCAACGACAGGAATTGTTCTTGGTCTAAACATCTGTAACAAAGATGCCACTGATAGAGACGTTACAGTTAAAATTTCAAGTAACACTGGTAATAGAACAGGTAATAATGATGCTGCTAACGTGGACGTTACACTACTCAATGAAGTTGCCGTTCCAGCAGACTCAACACTTGAAGTCTTTGGTGGACAGAAACTAGTTCTGGAAGCAACTGATGTTCTAACTATAGGTGCATCTGCTGGTAGTGTTTTGGATGCAACGTTGAGTGTGTTGGAGATAACCTAATGCCTTACTTTGGTACAGTGCCATCTACTGCTAGTTTTATAAAGCAAGAGAAAGACCCTCTTTCAAGAAGGCCGGGTACAGATACAATCTGGGTTCCCGCTGGAGCAATGCGACCAACTGTATCAAATGGTTGTGCAAACATAACAGATGTAGAAACAACTGCCGGCCGTCCAGACATGCAAGTTCTAGATTTTGATGCAAGTTCTGATGAACATGCACAGTTCTCCATTGCGTTCCCCAAGAGTTGGAATGAGGGAACGATTACATTTCAAGTATATTGGACTACAACCGCAACCGATACTGATGGTGTTGCTTGGGGATTACAGGGTGTTGCAGTTTCAGATAATGATACAATTGATGTCACGTATGGCACCGCTGTTGTAGTAACAGATGATGCGTTAAGTGCTGCAGAAGACCAGTGTGTGACAGCGGAGAGTGGTGCTGTTACTATTGGTGGAACCCCTGCCGTTAATGACATCTGTTACTTTAGAATTTTTAGAGATGTCTCAGATTCTAATGATGATATGACAGAGGATGCGAGACTTATTGGTATAAAGATATTCTTTACTACTGATGCAGCGAATGACGCATAAATAAAGATAGGTTAAAGGAATAAAAAAATGACCGCAATCATAACAGAAAAATTTAGATTACATAACGCTACTCAGTTTTTCGAGTCATTCTCTGAGGCAGCAGCAAACAAATATTACATGCTTATTGGTAAGGCAACACCATTTACTGCTGCAACCAGTGGTGGCACAGACTCCTCTCCACCAACTCCTGTTGATGATGTATCCAGTGAGTTTTATATTTGGGATCAAACAATCGCAGGGAAGAATATAGCATCGACCGATATCTCGCGTGTTCTTCCTCGTAGAGATTGGGCTAACTCCACAACATTTGACATGTATGATGATACGATTAGTTCATCAAACACAACAACATCTGGAGCAACAAACCTTTATGACTCAACCTTTTTCTTCAGAACTTCAGATAATAGAGTGTACAAGGTTCTAGATAATAACGGAGGAACTGCTTACTCTGGTTCAGAACCAACCTCTGAGTCCACATCTCCTTTTGCATCTGGTGGATACATTCTAAAGTACATGTATAAAATAACCGCGTCTGAACAGACAAAGTTTTTGACAACTGATTTCATGCCTGTCTCCACAGATAGCACTGTAAGTGCAGCCGCGACAGATGGTAAGATTGAATCACTGGTTGTCACTGGTGGGTCTGGATATACCAACGGGACATACTATGCCGCAGTCTACGGCGACGGTGCGAATGCAGGAACATCTTCTGGTGCAGTCATAAGAATCACCGTTGCATCAAACGCGATACAATCCTTTGGTCTTACTGCTGGAACTGACACAACAATCAACTCAGGTGGTTCTGGATACACATTTGGAACAGTTAATCTTGGAAGTGGATTTACATTCTCTGATGCATCACTGTCGTCTGCCTCTGCAATGGGTGGCTCTGGTGGTTCTATTCGTGTTATCATTAGTCCGAAAGAGGGACATGGTAATGATGCAGTAGCAGAACTCGGTGGACACTATGTCATGATGAATACATTGTTTATTGGTGCAGAGCGTGACGACCTTCTCACAGGAAACGATTTCCGTAACATTGCAATCGCAGTTGACCCAACAACCTTTGGAACATCAACAGTTGCAACAGACAGCACCATTCGTCAGACGTATGCTTTGAAACTTGCTAGCAGTGGACTTAGTGGAACATTTACAGCGGATGAAAAGATTACACAGGCATCGACAGGTGCGGTTGGTAAAGTTGTTGAGTGGGATTCAAGTTTGAGTATTCTCTACTACCAACAGGAACGTTATGGTGACTTTGGAACTGTTTCATCTTCTGGTGCTTACATAGCATTTAGTGGTGCAAACGCGGTGACGGGTGCAGACTCCTCTGCGACAGGAACACCTGATGCGGATGCAGATAGTGCGGTCACTCTCGCAAACGGACAGTCAATCACATTTACAAATGGTTACGCGAATCCAGAACTGGAACCAGATAGTGGTAACATCATATATAATGAGAATAGGTCACCCATCTCTCGCGCAACAGACCAAACAGAAGATATCAAAATTATAGTGGAATTCTAATATGGCACAAAAAACTAATCTCAACTCTGCTCCTTACTACGATGATTTTGATAAGGACAAAAATTTTGTTCGAACGTTGTTCCGGCCCGGCTTTGCAATTCAGGCAAGAGAACTCACCCAACTTCAAAGTCAGTTACAGCATCAGATTGAAATACATGGCACTCACATATTTAAAGAGGGTGCGATGGTTGTGCCGGGCGGGGATCAACCTTTAGCTCAGAGAACACTAAAACTCGCGAGTCAATTTGCTAGTGAAAATGTGGACCCATCAAAATATTATAACGCAACGACACCTGTTGTTATTACGGGTGCAACCACTGGTGTGAAGGCAGAGGTGGTTGGATTTCAGGCAGCGACCACAACTGAACAGCCACTTTTACTTGTTAATTATATTCAAGCAGGGACAGATAATGCAACAGTAGTTTTTGCTGATGGAGAAAACATTTCTGCTGATGTTGCAATTCAACACTCCTCAATATCATACTCTGCTAATGTTGCATCTTCAACTACGTTTACTGCGACATCCACAGACCAAACAAGTGCCACTGGACCTGCTGCGCGAAAAGGTCAAGCATACTTTATCAATGCTGGTGTTTTTTACGTTAGAGGATTTTTTGTAGCAAACGCAGAGCAAACACTTCTTCTTGAACCATATAGTCAGGACTTTACTGGGTTCGTTGGTTTTGATGTCACGGAAACTCTTGTCACACCTGAGACTGATAGCACACTTTTGGACAACGCACAGGGTTCATCAAACTTTGCGGCAAAGGGAGCACATCGTCTTCAAATTACCCTAACTCTTGCTAAAAAAACAACGGCAACTGCGTCAAACTTTATTCAACTGGCAGAGTATAGGGAAGGTGTTATTGTTGCTAGAGGTAGACAAACAGAGTATAATCTTTTAGCTGATGAATTTGCTAGACGAACATTTGATGAGTCTGGTAACTATACAGTTCGTCCACTTCAAATTACCGTTGAGGAAAGTGTGACTGTAAATGAAAATGTTGGTAGGTTTGCTGTTGGAGCAACTACGAATGATGGTAATACAGCAAGTTCAGATTTACTTGCAGTAAAGGTATCATCTGGTAAAGCATATGTCAATGGTTATGAAATAGAAAAAGATGGTCTTACAATAAAAGACCTTAACAAAGCTAGAGACTTTGAAACAAAAAATTCAGATATTTCAATATTTGATACTGGAAACTTTAGTTTAATTACAAACGTATATGGCACACCAGATATTTCAGATATCTCTAGTGAGACAACTCCATTTAAAGAACTGGAATTTTATGATACACCAACCTCGTCAAGAGGAACCGCATCCGGCACTTTGATTGGTGTCGGTCGAGCTCGGTCTATGCAATATCAAGCTGGTGTTGCGGGGTCAACCTCATCAAACAACACTTCGGTGTATAGACTATATCTATTTGATATAAGACCATTTACCGTTCTTACTTTAAGTGATACACCAAGTCCACTGTTGACAGCAACCCATACGAATGGTGTTCAAGTTAAGGGTGTTACTAGTGGTGCCACAGGATTTGTATTTGCAGATGGCACAAGCGGTACAAACGTAAATCTTACAAATGTTATTGGGTCATTTAGGGTGGGTGAAAAAATCACTGCATCTGATTCTGCTGAGTCAGACGATATAGTAGAAAACTCTGGTAACACGGACCTTACTATTAGCACAGTGGTTACTAAATCCTTTGCTGACTTCCGACAGGTCTTTATGAATGACCCAACAAATGCAGATGAAGACTTCACTGCTGATTTGGTTACGGAAGCAGTGACAGCACCGGACTTTGTTCTTCTTGAGGACAGTGCTAGTCGAGCTGAAGGTTCTATCGTTCTTGAGGAAGACAACTCAACAGTTGTATCTCTTGAAAGAGTTGAGAGTGCAAAACTAAAAGACCCTGAGAAGAACGTTGCTATATTTAAACCATCTAGGAATTTTATAAAAACACATTTAACAACCGCTAATGCCGGGGCGAGTGATACATCCTTTACGATTAGGAGACAGTTCATAGGGACTACCGATGCATCAGGTGTCGTATCATTTACTGCTGGTACAGGCGAAACTTTTAACGGATTCACTGAGGCAGATTTTACTCTATCAGTTCTGGATATTGGTAGTGGTGGTACTCATGCTGACGGTGATATTGTAAGTATTGATGGTAAAATTAGTGGTGCGGGAACATCTCAGATAACAATCACTGATTCTGCGTTTAATGCATCAAAGGTAAAACTTCTCGCAACGACAACAAAAACTTCCGTCACTCAAAAGAACAAGACTGTGCAGTTGATGAAACAGGTAAAAGTTGTCGCTGGAGATACAGACGCATATGGAACAAGACCAACTGATAAGGATATTTCACTTGGACGCGCAGATGCTTTTAAACTTGTTGCGGTATTTGACTCAGAGGATAGCTCTACAGATGCCTCTGCACCAACTCTAACTCTAGGAACAATCACTGGGACGTTTACCAGAGGTGAAAAGATTACGGGTTCTGCTAGTGGTGCAACAGGAAGAATTATTGATATCACATCTCCCATGAGTTATGTCTTGACAAGTGCTGGTGACTTTACTACCTCAGACACAATCACTGGTGAGTCCTCTAGTGCAAGTGCTGATGTTTCTGCTGTAACTAGTGGAAGTATCGTTATCACATCCAACTTCCTTCTTGATACAGGTATGCGTGATAACTTCTACGACATATCTCGTATAGTTAGAAAGGGAAGTGCGCCAAGTCCTCAAGGTCGTCTGTTAGTCGTTTATGATTATATGGAACATGGGTCAGGTGATTTAATGACTGTTGACTCATATACTGATGTCGCAAATCAAATGGATTATGAAGATATTCCAACTTACACTGCTAGTAAAGTTGACCCAGATGATCCTGAGCCAGTGGGCGAATTTCCTCTTTTCGAAACATATGATTTCCGTCCAAGAATTGCTGATATTGCTGGGGCTAGTTCTACATTGTCCACCGTGGATGAGATAACAGGAAACTCCTTTGATTTTAGGTCTAGAGTGTTTAGTGGGACGGGATCATCATTCTCAAATTTCGGTAAACCCGCATCAAATATTCAATCAGACTTTGAATATTTTCTTGCAAAAAGAGCATCTGTTTTTCTAGATGATAGAGGCCGGATAGTTATTCGCGAGGGGACATCTTCAGAGTATCCAAAATTACCTACTCCAATTAACAACGCGATGAAACTTGCTGATTTATCTTTACCACCATTTACGTTTAGACCTCAAGATGTTGATATAGTCAGAGAGCAAACTCAAAGATTTACGATGCGTGATATTGGTAGGATTGAGGAGAGACTTACACAAGTTGAAAAAGTTACAACACTTTCGTTACTTGAGAAAGATGCACAGTCATTTGAAACTACAGATGCAAACGGACTAACCAGATTTAAATCTGGTTTTGTTGTTGATAATTTTAGAGGACACTCAGTTGGTGACTCTAAGCATCCAGATTATAAAAACTCCATGAATTTTGAAAGAGGTGAGTTGCGTCCTATTCATAAAACAAAAGGTATTGATCTTATTGAGCAAGCAACGACAGACGCGGCAAGAACTTTGGCCGGTTACCAAAAAACAGGTGACCTAATTACTCTCCCATATACAGAGGAAGTGTTGGCAGAAAATCCTTTTGCTACCAGCGTTGAGAGGGTTTCCTCAAGTGTGCTTTCTAGTTGGCAAGGTCAAATATTACTTGATCCAGACCAAGACTCTTGGTTTGAAACAGAGGTTGCACCAGAGATTGTAATTAATGTTGAGGGAAATTTTGACGCGGTTGTTAATGCTAATAAAAACCATCTCGGAACAGTTTGGAATTCTTGGCAAGAAACTTGGTCTGGTAAAACTCGCGTTCGTTGGATTGAGGAAGTTGGCGACAAGTGGGGCGGCGGCAACAGGCCTGAATTCTATGAATCAGGCACTAGACGCAGAACTGGTGAGCGAACATTCGTTGCAGAACAAATTGATAAAGAAAGTTTAGGATTTAAGACACTAAGCAAATCAGCAATCCCTGTTGTCCGTTCAAGAAGTATCAATTTTACTGCAAGTGGTTTGCGACCCTTTACTAGAGTTTATGCATTTTTTGATGGTAAAGATGTTAATGCACATGTTACTCCTGATTCCGACTCTACGACTGATGCAACTCCTGTTGCTGGAAGTCCATTGATCGTTAAATCAAACAGTCAGGTTAGTGGAACTTTTTTAATTCCAGACCCAAAGGTTGCCGGAAATTTACGTTTTCAAACGGGAGATATTCAGTTTAAGTTAACGAATAGTTCAACAAACGCAAATAAAGGTATCACTACTTTTGCTGTAGCAAATTATTTTGCAAAGGGTATACTTAATGTTGATCAAGAGACTGTAAGAGCAACAAGAAATGGCAAACTTGTAAAGGAAGGCGTAACTGAGGTAATACACTCAGAAAGACCAGCGTTTGCTAATACTGGCCAAGGCGGGGATGATTATACAGCTAGCGACTACGGCATCGATGAGGCTTCTGGCCTGGACGATATCGGTATGACTCTCATTCAGAACTTTATTCCTTTGTATGGCTCTAGTATTCCTGATGAGGATTCATTCGGTGCCGTTACAGATGAAGGAAGAATGGTCACATCTCTTGATTTATTTTTCTCTGCTAAAGATAGCGCTTTACCTGTTTTTGCTGAGATAAGAACTGTTATTGGTGGAAGACCAGGCCCGAAAGTATTGCCTTTTAGTAGAAGCGTTATTCAACCCGATAGTGTAAATACATCCTTAGATGGTAAAACTGCTACAAAAATAACTTTCCCCTCTCCAGTATTTTTACAATCAGGACAAGAGTATTGTATCGCAGTGTATAGTGAATCTCCAAAGTATCTTTTATGGGTTTCTGATCTTGGCACAGAAGATGCTGATGGTAATTTAGTTTCTGAACAACCACAAGTTGGTCAGCTATTTAAACATCGATCAAATGGCTCACGAGCTGGGATATCATCTCAAGACATTAAGTTTACTTTAAGGGGTGCTGTGTTTGATATCACTGCTGCGGGTAACGTAACTTTAACTAATGATGTTGTTCCGTCTCAAACTCTTGGAGACAACCCAATTGTTATGACTAATGGTAACACTGCATTAAAGATTAATCATGGTCCC